CGCACCAGCGGCTCAGCCCAAATCGGAGTCAGCCGGCTGTGACCGCCACCGTCGTTCAGTCGGGCGATTACACGCTCGAAATCGACACCGGCGCACCCGTACAAGGGTTCCGGCTCGATGACGCCGTACGCGGCGTTCTGGACGGCACTACATACGTTCTCGACGGTCTCACCGACTTTGCCGACGTCAGCGACGGCGTGAAAGGCATCCGAATCAAACGAGGCCGCCGCGACATCAGCGATCAGTTTTCGGCCGGCACCATGACGTTCGTCCTTGATGACACGGCCGCTGGCGGCGTCTTCAACCCGTTCGCAACCGATTCGCCATATTACGACCCAGCGAACGCGAAATCAGGACTAGCGCCGATGCGCCTGGTCCGTTTGTATCGCGAATCCGATCTGCTGTTTGTCGGCCGAATCGTCGATTACGACTACAACTTCGCGCTCGACGGCGAGGACACCGTCAGCGTCACCTGCGCCGACGACTTCTATTTGCTCGCGCAAACCGTCACCGACGAGGTCCACATCGACAAAGAACTGTCCGGTGCTCGAATCGAAGCCATCCTGGATCTAACCGAGGTGAACTATCCGACCGGCGCGGCTCGCTCAATCGCAACCGGCACCGTCGAGCTCGGAGGCCACACTGGCGGAGGCGGCGGAGGACACGACTACGACCTTGAGCTCGGACAGAACGTCCTCGACTACCTGCGCCTTGTGAATGACGCGGAACGTGGCCGCCTGTTCATTGACCGCGAAGGCGTGCTCGTGTTTGAGAACCGGATCGGTTTGACGCTGTCCGCAGCTGTCGCGGACTTTTATGACGATGGCACGAACTACCCGTACCGCAACGTCGATATTTCGTTCGGGGCTGACAAAGTCGTCAACCTGGTATTCGTTCAGTCGCTCGGCAACGACTCCGGCACCGCATCGGACGCAACCAGCCAATCCGAATACTTCATTCAGTCGCTCGCCGTCACCGGCTCACTTCTCGACACTGACGCCGCCTGCGAAGCCCTCGCCACCTATCTGCTCAACCCTGAACCGGAGCCGACGTTTACCGCGGTCGAGGTTGCGTTCTCGCAGCTCTCCGACGCGCAACGTGACGTCGTAGCGACGATCGACATCGGCGACACCATCACGATCGAGAAGTCGTTTATCAACGGCGCCTCAACGACGCAACTCGCCCAAGAACTGGCGGTCGAAGGCGTCGAACATTACATCGACACCGCCGGCGGACATGTCGCCCGTTTCTACACAAGCCCCACCACCATCGTGTACGAGCTCATCCTGGACGACGCCGTCTATGGTGTCCTCGATGCGCTTAATGCTCTAGGATAGGAGTCACCTATGGCAACGCCGACCAGCCTGCCCGCCACGTTCGTCGCCGGTAACGTTCTCACCGCGGCGCAGATGAACGCTTTGCGTGGCGCGTTTCGCATCTTGCAAGTCGTAAGTGCGACATATTCGACGGCAGAAACCACCACTTCATCAAGTTATGTGGATACGTCGTTGACAGCGTCCATTACGCCCAGCAGCGCGACGTCGAAAGTTTTAGCGATTGCCTCAGTAAATCAACTAGCCCAAAGAACCACCGCTAACAGCACTGGTGGCTCTCACCTAGCGATCGAGCGAGGCGGGAGTCAACTTACAGATTCCAAACTGCGTTATTATGAGGGCGGTAGCAACGACAGAGCGCTTTCTGCTCAAATCACTCTTGTTTACCTAGATTCCCCTGCTACAACCTCCGCAACCACTTACAAGGTTCAGCACAAACAGTCTGACAGCGGTTCGTGTACGTCGTTTTTTGAGGACAGAGTTGGCACCCTGACGCTCATGGAGGTCTCCGCATGACCGATTATGTAGCCGTTCTCCAAACCAACTATCCAGACGCTCAATGGTCGTTGTCTGGCAACGATTACGTCACGCTTCAATGGTACGACGACACGCCAAAGCCGACACAAGCCGAGCTGGACGCCGCATGGCCCACCGTCGAGTACAACAACCAAGTCGCCGCCGTGGAGCAGGCTCGCCGCGCCGACTACGAAGCGACCAGCGACCCGCTGTTCTTCGAGTGGCAACGAGGCGACGGAACCGAACAAGCCTGGCTCGACGCCGTCGCCGCCGTCAAAGCCGCCCACCCATACCCGCCGGCCCCATGATCGTCACCAGCGACGACGCTAAGACGCTCGGCCTTGCCGTCGTTCTCAGCGCTGTCGTGATCTTCTGTCTTTGGATTGGATTAGACCGATGAACATAGCCAACCCGTCAAAAGCAATGATCGCTCTCGTCGCCCTGGTATGTGTCACGATCCTGCTCGCCACGAACAGCGTCGACCAGTCAGCCGGCACCGGCCTGATCGGCATGATCGCCGGATATGCGGTCGGCAACGGCATCGCCGCCCGTCGAGGTGACGAAGTGACCCCGATCATCGGACGGAAGTCTTGAGATACCACAGTTGGCAACGGGACACGCCACGCGCCCCGTTCGACACCTGCTCACCGAATCTGATCCAGATCCGCAAGTACCTCGAGGACCGCTGGGGCTTGTGGAATCTCGGCTGTTATGGCCGGCGTCCGATCCGTGGCGGCACCGCCTGGTCGTCGCACGCGTTCGGCGCAGCTCACGACTATTCGTACCGGCGTGACGGGAACCATCCGAACGCACCGTCCCGCGACACCGTTGAGAACGAAGTCATTCCGTGGCTGATCGAGCATCATGAAGTGCTCGGCATCCAACGGATTCACGATTATTGGGCGAAGCGTTATTGGGAAGTAGGCCGCGGCTGGATCGGCCGGCCGCCAGGCGCCGTCAACGACCATTTGCACCTCGAGGTCACACCCGACACTTGGGGCTACGCCTCACCAATCTCAGAACGCATCGTCGAAGGTCTGCCCGCACAGACCACTCAGCCGGCCTTCGTCGATGGTCCTCGCTATCCAGGGCATGTCACAAAGCGCGGCAGTTCCGCCAAGTCGCGCGTGAAGTTGATTCAGCGTGAGCTCAAGATGCTTGGCTACAAAGTCGGCCCCGTCGACGGCATCTTTGGCCCCATGACTGAGGGAGCCGTGAAGACCTTCCAATCCGACCAGCATCTCACCGTGGATGGTTTGGTCGGCCCGAACACTTGGAAGGCTTTGTTCAACTAGCACAAGGAGGCAACTGTGCCAGACATGTCCGACTTCGACGCCGCACGCCCGAAGCCACCAACCCCGAAGATCGAGAAGATCCTCGAGGAGCTTGATAGCGAACGATCCGAAGCTCTCCGCGCGGCACTTATGGATCTCGGATACAGCACGCCGACGATCAAGGCGGTGCTGAAAAAGTGGGGATACGAGATCTCCGAGTATCCGATCGCACAATGGCGACGGGCTTATGCTCGATGATTTCGACCAAGAAGTAGAGCTGCAAGAGCTCCGCGACGCGCTCGTCAGACAGCAACGCGCCACCCGCAAAGCGCACGCCAAATCAGAAGCCATTGTCGAAGCCGTCTATCAAGCGGCGAAAGACGCGGCCGTCACACTTGGACGCGCTCCGAGCGTTCCCAAACCTAAAAACGACCCACGCAAAAAGAACGCTGAGGTCGCGCTCATTCACGCGACTGATTGGCAGCTCGGCAAACAAACCTCTGACTACGACATCGACACCTGTCGTAAACGGATCGGCCGGTTCGCTGAGAAGATCGGCACGATGACCGAAATCCAGCGGGCCGATCATCCAGTCAAAGAAGCTCATGTCATGTTCGGCGGCGACATGGTTGAAGGCTTAGGCATCTTCCCAGGGCAACCGTACGAGGTCGAAGCGCACCTGTTTGAGCAGCTGTTCGCCACCGCCGGCCTTATGGAAGATTTCGTGCGCCGGATGCTTGCCATCTTTGAGCATGTCACCGTCACCTGTGAGTACGGCAACCACGGCCGGCTGGGCCGCAAAGGCGACATGCCAGGAGCCGACAACATCGACCGCGTCGCCTACAAGATCGCCGGCGACCGCCTCGAGGACGACCGCGTCACCTGGCACACCTCGCCGGCTTGGTATCAGATCGTGACAATCGGCAACTACGGCGCTCTGCTGGTGCACGGCGACGAAATCAAATCATTCGGCGGCAATACGCCAGCGTTCGGCATCCTTCGCAAGTGCAATCAGTGGTCGACCGGCGTGATCCCCGAGGCATTCTCGGACGTTTACATGGGCCACTTCCACACGCCGATGACCTTGACGATGGCGAACGGCGGTCAGATCTACGTCACCGGTTCGCCAGAATCGGAGAATGTGTACGCGAAAGAGTTCATGGCCGCGACCGGCCACCCAAGCCAGCGTTTGCATTATGTCGACCCCGAGGCCGGCCGCGTCACGGCATCGTACCTCGTATGGCTTGACTAACGAGCGGAAAATCCGCATACTGTCTCCATCGGACCCCGACCCGATATGGAGGACAAAATGAAGACGTTGCTATGGATCGCCGTTATGGCGATCATTCCGATCAACTGCGACCCGTTGGAAATGCCGACAGAGGCCGCGGAATACCAGCGCAACATCGAGACCGCGAAGTGTGAGCAATGGTTCGGACACGCGCTAGCGATGGGCTGGGAAATCGACGATTTGCCTGTCCTCGATGAGGTGATGTGGCGCGAGTCCCGCTGTGACCCGACACAAGTGTCAGACACCGGCGACCACGGGCTGACACAAGTCAACTGGCGCACCTGGGCGCCGCTCGTCCTCGAGCTCGGCTACACGAAAGAGGACTTGAAGCATCCCGCGGTCAATCTGCTGATCG